TACGAGTTTCCAGAGTTACGTAGAGTTGCAAAAGAGCAATATGATTACTGGCAACCAGAAACTGTGTTGATTGAGTCCAAAGCATCAGGACTACCACTAACGTATGAGTTAAGACAGATGGGTATCCCTGTAGTAAACTACACCCCGTCACGTGGAAACGATAAGCATACACGTGTTAATTCTGTTGCACCTTTATTTGAATCTGGTAGTATATATGCACCTTTGAATAAACAGTTCGCTCAAGAGGTTATTGAAGAGTGCGCTGCCTTCCCGTATGGGGATCATGATGACTTGGTTGATAGCACAACACAAGCAGTCATGAGATTTAGACAAGGTGGTTTAGTTATTCACCCTGAAGACTACGAGGATGAAAAGCTGCCACAAAAACAATTTAAGTATTATTGGTAAAATTATGGGACCAGTTGTAAAATTATTACAAGCAATCGCGAGACTAACTCAAGCAGGTGCAATTAAAAAAGTTGAAGACGCTTATAAACTTGCAAAAAGAGAGTTAGGAGAAAGATTTGGTGAGTACAAAGAAAATATTAAAGATGCGTTTAACGAAGGTAAAAGAAAACAAACCATAGATAAACGAACTAAAAATATTAAAAAGGATGAAGAAGCAGGCATCAAGAGTCTTGATGTAGAGGACTCAGGAGAAGGTTTTATAGATTTTGTAAGAAAGACAGATCCAGAAGGCGCAGCTAAAATGCAAAAAATAGAAGACGAAATTAACAAAGCGATAGAGGAAGCTAACAAACGTGTTGCAGATGAGAAAGGACTTACAGATAGTCCACTAGATGATTTAGAAAGAATTGTAAAAGGTGAAGACCCACCAACGCCAACAGCTAAAGAAATGACAGAAAGAGCCTTGGAAGAAATAACCAAGAAAAAATCATTAGGCACCATGTCTCAAGAAGCAATGATAAGATCAGCTGTTAGAGAGTTTCTATCTAGAAGATTAAAAGACGGTACACTCACGATACCAGATGCCGGCGACAGGGATGCAATAGAAAGATTTACACAAGGAGCAGACCCTATCGATGTGTTTAGAAAAGCATACGGTGAAGATGCAATCAAAGGTGTATCTGAAATACAAGATGAGTTTGGTGACCAGCTTCAACGTGCAGGTAGCTTTAATGAACTTGGTGATATGTTTGAAAGATTATTTTTTAGAGAAAGTCAAGGTGGACTTATGTACAACACAACACCTAAGCCTGTAGATAAATATGGTTTTGATGAAGGTCTCATGAGCCTTGAAGAAGCTGAAAGAATGTTAAGAAAAGATTTAAGAGAAAAAGAAATGTTAGAAGACTTTGACGTAACAGATAGAGAACCAAACGCAGCCGGTGGTTTAGCTGGCATATTGAAATTATAATGAAAGTAAACGAATACAATCAGATGATGTCGTACATGTTGCGACCTAAAAAAGAAACACAGGTCGCCAGTCTCATGGACGAATATCTAGGTGACCAGAAAGAATATCAAAAAGCAGTCGACGAAGGATTTCAAGGAACGTTTGAAGAGTATCTAAGAATGAAATCTTTGGAGAGAAAAAAACTTGCTATCGGTGGCGGTGTTGTTGAAGGCGAGGATTTAGGATCAAGAGAAGGGTTTAATAATATATCTAAGTCAGAAGCTTCATTTAAATTTTATGAAAATAAATTTGGTAAAAAACTTTTAGATGAAATGGCTCAAGAAAAGTATGGTAAAAATTTTAGAGATCTTGATAAAAATAATCAATTAAAATTTTTTAAATCTCAATTAAACAAATACGAAGATTTTATAAAAGAAAATAAAAGATATCCTAATCCAACAGAAGCTTACAATATTGGTTTAACTCAAGGTGGTAAAAAAAGCAGTATTCTGACCGACGAAGTTAAAACTAAAATTAAAAACATATATACTTCAGGTGAGGGTGGATCTACTTACATATCAAAAAAATTAGCAGAAGAAGGAATTAATATTGATGACTCAACTATAAGAAGATTTATAACTGCAGAAGAGGAAGCAGGAAATATTGTTAGACCTACAAAATTTAAAACACAAGAGGCTAAAGCTCCAAAAGATAGGTATAATATAATTAGAGAAGTTACTGAAAGAGATTTAAAAGGATTTACTGTTGGTAGAAGTGGAACAGAAGTTTTAGCACCCGAGGGATCTAAGTATAAAATAACTTTTAATATACCCGGCTCACCTGAAACAACTAAAATACCCTCTGCATATCAAGGCACACAATATTATAAAACTAAAGCACAAGCTAATAAAGCTATTGCTGGATATAAAAAATTTTCTAAAGATTTAGCTAGACAAGCAAAAGCTAACAAGGGTTTAAGAGAAATTATATTAGAAGAAATATCTGATCCAAATATTGAAGCAGAAATTGGTAGAATGAAAACATTTGAAGATTTAGCAACTGCTCACAGGCTTAGTTATAAACAAGTTAAAAAATTAGGAGAGCTTTATAATATTTTAAACTTAGGTGTAGAAGACCCTGGAATAAATAGTGGAGCGATTAGAAAATTTGAAAACAAACTTGATAATTTATATAAAGAACAAAATAATTTAATTAGAACTGCAAGACGTTCTACTAATAAAGGTTTGGAAATTCCAAAAAATATTCAAGAAAGAATAGATAATGTTAATAAAGAAATATCTACGGTTGTTGATTTAACTAATCAAAGAGTTCAAGGTATTTTAGTAGATGCAAAAACTTTAAAACCATACACATATGGAATTAATTACATTAAAACTTATGGCATGGGTTTTCTCGATAATAAACCTGTAAAAGATATTACTGATGAAGATTTAAAAGTCATAGAAGATAACATGAAATTACAAATTGCTAGAGAAAAAAGATTAGGACCAGGCACAAAGAGTTTTTTAAGAGATAGACAAGAGTTATTAAAGTATACAAAAGAATTGTCAGGACCTAATTGGATAAATAAGATACCAGCCAGACTAAGACCGATTGCTTTAGGAACTGGTTTTTTAATTGCTGGAACCACTGCATCTCGTGCAGGCGAAACAGATACTCTACCTCCAGGACAACTGCCACAAGGATCACCTGCACAAATAAATCCAGTAGATGAAGAGGGTTTTACCAACACAGAAAAACTTTTAGCGGGAACAACTGCAGGCGCAGCATATGCAGCAAGAAAACCTTTGTTAACAACTTTAGCAAAAGTTGCTAGACCACTTGGTTTTCCATCTGTTGCTGCAGGATTTGCTGCTAGTCAGTTTATAGATATTAATCCTTTTTCTGAAGAGTTTGGAAGTTTAAAAGAAGACCCTAATTTAGGTGTGGCAGGTGCAGATTTATTACTACCAGAACTCACAAAACAAGTTGGCATAAGAAGTTTATTAAAAAATCCATTTTTTAAAGGAGCAAGAGCATTTACACCAGTTGGTTTAGGTTTGATGGGTATTGAAGGTATAAGAATGGGTATGAGAGAACAAGATAGAATTAATTTAATGAGAGAGACTGATCCAGAAGCATATCAAGAATATCTTGCAGAACAGGAGGATCTTTTAGGAGAATCTGCATGATCGGCAAAAAGTCAGGACCACCACCAAAATCAGGGCCAACACCACAGGGGTTGAATATTAATTATAATACTGTTAAGACAGTGAAACTGGAGAAAATAAATGGCAGAAATAGACAAGTCTTTACCAAACGTAAAGCAAACAATAAACGTTCCTAGTCCTGAAGAAGTAGAAGTAGATATACAGGAAAAGCAACAAGAACAAGAATCACCAATTGATATTCAACCAAATGAAGATGGTAGTGTTGATATAAACTTTGATCCATCTGTTGGTAGCCAAGAACAAGGCGAAGATCATTTTGCAAATTTAGCAGAGTTACTTCCTGAAGAAGTATTAGGTCCTATCGGACATGAGTTATATGAAAACTACACAGACTACAAAGCATCTAGAAAAGATTGGGAAAACTCTTACACAAAAGGTTTAGATCTTTTAGGATTTAAATACGAAGAGAACACAGAGCCATTTAAAGGTGCATCGGGTGCAGTTCACCCAGTGTTAGCAGAAGCAGTTACAC